TTTCGTGATACAATGATTATTGAAGTTTATAAAGATAGAGAAAATCATGAATACCTTAATTTATTACGCTGCGAGGGTGGATTATATACGCTCAATTATAATGTAGGCGAGGTTGTAAATAACCTCACTGTCCCACCTACAGCAGAACTTATTAACAGTGTAAACTGTAAAACATTAAAAATTTGAAAGAGAGATAAAATGCCAATCAATGTTATTAAACGTGATGGTCGCAAAGAACCATTGGATATTGAAAAACTTCATAAAGTAGTATTTTGGGCAACCGAGAACTTAAGTGGTGTAAGTGCAAGTGAACTAGAACTACGAAGTCAAATCCAATTTTATAATAACATTAAAACTAGTGAACTGCAAGAAACACTAATCAAGGCTGCTGCTGATTTGATTTCAGAAGATGCTCCAAACTATCAATATGTTGCAGGTCGTCTTGTAAATTATCATCTTCGCAAAGAAGTTTATGGTAATTATCAACCGCTTCCGCTGATTGATATTATTAAAAAGAATGTAGGCAGTGGTTTCTATGATGCTAATTTACTAAACGATTATACCGAAGAAGAGTGGGCAAGCATCAACAAGTTTGTTGAACACGAGCGTGATATGCAACTTACCTATGTTGCTATGGAACAACTTCGTGGCAAATACCTGGTGCAGAATCGTGTCACTGGTGAAATTATGGAAACTCCACAGGTTGCATATGCACTTATTGCCGCAACCCTATTTGCCAAGTATCCACAAGAAACTCGCTTAAAGTATGTTCGTGATTATTATGATGCTATTTCTAAGCATGATATTTCTCTTCCAACTCCAATCATGGCAGGTCTTCGCACACCACAGCGTCAGTTCTCCTCTTGCGTGTTGATTGAAACTGGTGACAGCCTAGACAGCATTAACGCCACATCCAGTGCTATTGTTAAGTATGTCTCACAAAAGGCTGGCATCGGTATTGGAGCGGGTTCTATCCGTGCTATCGGTTCTCCTATCCGTCGTGGCGATGCCTCTCACACGGGCTTAATTCCATTCTATAAGATGTTTCAGGCAGCAGTTCGTAGTTGCTCACAGGGCGGCGTTCGTAACGGTGCTGCTACGCTTTATTATCCGCTATGGCATTATGAAGTAGAAGATTTATTAGTTCTCAAGAACAACAAGGGAACCGAAGATAACCGTATCCGTCAAATGGATTATGGTGTGCAGTTTAACAAACTTATGTATGAGCGTTTGTTAAGTGGTGGAGACATTACTTGCTTCTCACCTAGCGATGTACCAGGTTTGTATGATGCTTTCTTTGCTGACCAAGATAAGTTTAAAGAACTGTATGAGAAGGCAGAGAAGAATCCAAAGATTCGCAAGAAAACCTATAAAGCAATTGACCTATTCTCGCAATTTATGGAAGAACGCAAGAATACAGGTCGCATTTATCTCATGAATGTTGATCATGCTAACACTCATGGTGCGTTTATTGAAAGTAAGGCTGTAATCAAGCAAAGTAATCTGTGTGCAGAAATTGCGCTACCTACAAAGCCACTCAATCATATCTTTGATGAAGAAGGTGAAATCTCACTTTGCACACTCTCTGCAATCAATTGGGGCAATGTGAAGGAACCAAAAGATTTTGAAAAGATGTGTGACCTTGCGGTTCGTGGACTTGATGCGCTACTTGACTACCAAAACTATCCAGTCATTGCAGCACAATTAAGCACAATGAATCGTCGTCCACTTGGCGTTGGTATTATTAACTTCGCATATTTCCTTGCAAAGAATGACATGAGTTATAGTGACCCACGTGCGCTTGCACTTGTTGATGAGTATGCAGAAGCATGGAGTTATTATCTTATTCGTGCAAGCAATCAACTTGCTATTGAACGTGGTGCTGCACCAAAGAGCAATGAAACCAAGTATGGCAGCGGTGTTCTGCCTATTGATACCTATAAAAAGGAAGTTGATGAACTTGTGCCGCATGTGGAGCGTATGGATTGGGCATCACTTCGTGAAAGTTTAAAAGAACATGGTATCCGTAATTCTACTCTGATGGCTCTTATGCCAGCAGAAACATCAGCACAGGTTGCTAATGCTACAAATGGTATTGAACCACCTCGTTCACTTATTTCTGTTAAGCAAAGCAAGCATGGCGTGTTAAAGCAAGTTGTTCCAGAGTTCCGTAAGTTAAAGAACAAGTATGAACTACTATGGGATCAGAAATCACCAGAAGGTTATCTAAAACTAGTTGCGGTCCTACAAAAATATATTGACCAAAGCATTTCCACCAACACAAGTTATAATCCAACATTCTATGCGGATGAAAAGATTCCAATGAGTGTTATGATCGGTCATTTGTTATTGTGCTATAAGCTGGGAATCAAAACCTTGTATTATTTTAATACAAATGATAGTCAGGGCGAGATTGATATCAATAAGTTGTCCGAAGAACAACCAATGAACACCATTGTTGATACACTTGATGATCAGGACTCGTGCGAAAGTTGCACTATCTAAAATAGTATGATATAATAATAAAAAAGGTAAAATTATGAATACAGTATTTGACGCAAATGATAAGAGTGACCACACCAAGTCACTAGCATTCCTAGACCCCAATGGCGGAGTAAGTATCCAACGCTATGATACCTTGAAATACCGTCAATTTGAAAAACTTACTGAAAAACAATTAGGATTTTTTTGGTTACCGCAAGAAGTAGATATTCTTCGTGATGCCAAAGATTTTAAGGATTTGACGGCAAATGAACAACATATCTTTACAAGTAATCTTAAAAGGCAAATTTTGCTTGATTCGGTTCAAGGTCGTGCACCAGCAGTGGCATTTGGTCCTATTTGTTCATTGCCTGAATTAGAAACTTGGATTACTACTTGGACATTCAGTGAAACTATTCATAGCCGCAGTTATACCCATATCATCCGCAATGTTTATGCCAATCCATCAAAAGTATTTGATGAAATGATGGATATCCAAGAAATTGTTGATTGTGCAAGTGACATTACAAATTTGTATGATAAGTTGATTGCAATGAACAATTTCTATGCTGATAAGGAACATCCTGAATCTGCTCTATATGAGCACAAGAAAGCATTATGGCTTGCTCTTATGAGCGTGAATATCCTTGAAGGTGTTCGCTTCTATGTGTCATTTGCTTGCTCTTGGGCATTTGCCGAATTGAAGAAGATGGAAGGTAATGCTAAGATTATTAAGTTTATTGCTCGTGATGAAAACCTACATCTTGCTGGCACACAGACACTATTAAAGATTCTACCAAAAGATGATCCAGATTATGCCAAGATTGAAGTAGAATGTCGTGAAGATGCGATTAAGTTGTTTGATGATGCGGTCAATCAAGAAAAAGCATGGGCGCAGTATCTATTCAAGGATGGTTCTATGATTGGGTTGAACTATCAACTACTTGCTGAGTATGTAGAGTTTATTGCTAACAAGCGTATGCAAGCAGTTGGTCTTGGTCAACCATATGCAACGAAGAATAGCCCACTGCCTTGGACACAAAAGTGGATTGCTGGCGCAGAAGTTCAAGTTGCTCCGCAAGAAGTAGTTTTAAGTTCATATGTTATGGGTGGTACTGTGCAAGATGTTGATAGCAATTCATTTAACGGATTTAGTCTGTGAAAAAGTGCAAGTCTTGCAATTTTGAAAAAAAATACAACGAAAAACACGATGCTTATTATTGTGAGTCTTGCGATGAATGGTTAGAAAAAAATTGTGGCGATCCAGAATGTGATTATTGCGCCGACCGACCAGAAAAACCAAGTATGTTAAAGGAAAAAGAATGATTACATTATATACAAAAGATAATTGCCCATATTGCGATGGAGCAAAGCATCTTCTAAACAGTTGGGGCGAAGAATATACCGAAGTTCATATTAATGATGAGGGTGTTCGTGATTGGTTGGTAGCCGAAGGTCATAAGACTGTGCCGCAGATTTACTTCAACGACAAACTTTTAGTAGAGGGCGGTTATAGCGGACTAAGTAAATTGTCACTCAACGAATTACAGGAAAGAAAGAATGCTAATCTCTAAAACTGATAAGAATACCGTGTATACCTTCAAAACTTTTGCTGGTGAAGAAATCATCAGTCGTGTTAGTGAAGAAAATGCTACTACCTATACTTTATTAAAACCACTTGTTATGATTGCAACCCCAAACGGTGGTTTTGGATTAGCACCTGCTATCTTTAGCGTTGCACCTACCGATCCTGTAGTGTTAAATAAGAGAGCAGTTGCGCTTTCTGGCAGAACAGAAAGTGACATTGCTACTCAGTATCTGCAGAAAACTACAGGTCTGACATTAGCTACTGTTTAAAGGAGATCATATGCCTATTCCAACCAAATTAGGAAGCCTTAACACTGCTGGTGGAATAGCAATGATGGGCGATACCTCAGTATTAATTAACGGCAGACAAGCGAGTCGTATTGGCGATTACGTGACAGGTCATCCAGGTTTTGATCCACGACATCCTCATCCACCAAATCCAATTGTTACTGGTAGTCATAATGTAATAGTTGGTGGTAGGCCACTTGGTTATCTAAGTGTATTAGATTCTTGCCGCCATATCATGATACCTCATGAATCAGATGTATTGATAGGGCAATAATGGCACTAGGAAATTATACAAGTGGATCAGGAACTATTACTGTATCAGCAGGAACTACCACAGTTACTGGTAGTGGAACAAGTTTTCTAAGTCAATTAAAACCAGGCACAGTTATTGGCAATATTACTAATAATTTTGCTGGCTATATATCTACTGTTACAAGTGACACATCGGCAACCTTGTTTTCAGCAAGTGCCATTAATATTATAGCCAATCCATTTACATATCGTCCAGTAACATCTAATACTGTCACGTATACATATTATACAAGTGGCAATATCACTGCTAACATTTATAGTCAAGTTGTAACTGGTATTGGTACTCATTTTGCAACTGAAATAAATTATGGAGATACACTTTATATTTCCAATTTGGCTATTGCAAATGCAAGTGGACCAAATGTTGCAGTTGGTGTAGTAGAATTAGTAACAAGTAATACAAGTTTGTATTTAAGTTCTAATGCTTTTGCCAATGTTTCAAATTTACAATATTGGAATACTGCCCTAACTTATACAAGCGGTTCAGTATATGGTGGTTTTGGTAGTCAGTCAAGTAATCCAAATCCAAATAATAGAGTTAGTAACATTTATACACCGCTATATAATTGGACGCAAAGCGGTTTAATTCCCAACGTTTCTATAGTAAATAATTATCATCCACCAATTCTTGATAGTGTTACTGGTGTGTTGGTTAATTTACCAGCAAGCATCTATAAAAAAATAAGCAATAGTATTACAAATACCTATACACTAGGCAGTTCGCTTAGTTATGATGGAACTGATTTTATTGTACAAGATTTTGATACAAATCAACATGTTTTTGGAACTGATGCTTCTTATGTTTTAGACAGTTTAAATAATAGTTATAGCATTAAAGAAGCTGCGCTTAAAGGTAACGCTGACATTTATACAGATATTATAAAAAATTTAATACCAGTAACTGCTGCAGATCACGCAGCGTCTTTTGTAGGTGCAAACGTTGCACGAGTAACGGATAATCATGATTTAGCTAAAGTATATTTTAATCAAAGTAGCCCCTTACAAACATTGCGTGATAATCCTGCAAATTTTACTGCAAATCAAAATATTAAGTTACGCAAAGAAGCAAAAGGGCTTCGTAAATTAGTAGCTACTGGTGCTCCAATAGCAATTCCTGGTCTGTTAAACGCTGTTGCTGATACATATGTGCCTGGCAATATTGCTTGGACACCACCGCAATTTAAACAAAGTGTGGTAAATTACGTAGCAAATGCAAATGTGAGTACATCATGACAAATGCAGTAATTAAAGATACATCACTTGCTACTACTTTTTATACAGTTCATGAAGGATTTAGTGCTACTGCATATTATGATAAAACTGGTTATGCAATTGGCTATGGTAATCATTATAATGCAGATGGCAGTCCAGTTACGGCGGGTCAAACAATAAATCAAACAGATGCACAAACACTTGCATCTCAGCAATTACCAG